TAAATGAAGACGATTGACGCACCGAGGTAGTCTTTGTGTCTAATCGTGAACCCCAGCATAAATACGAGTATTCCTATCCGCAAAGCCATGAGGGTGATAATTGCGTCCATGTCATACTCCTTTGATGGCGACGTAACCAGCTATCAGCGTGGCGAGTGCCCCGAATATCCCTACGAGAACTTTTGCCCAGTCAGTCACAGGCTTGTCTTTCGTGCTGTCAAAATGAGCGTTGAAGTCTTTTTCTAGGTTGGTGACTTTATCTTCTAGGCGGGCAATCGCTAGGGTATTGGCAGAGTGGGCTTCGGCACTTCTGGCGTTGGCTTTTATCTGCTCTTGGTAGTTGCGCTCCATCTGGTCTTTGAGTTCGTCTAATCTATAGAGAATGAGGGCGACGTTGTCTTTGTTGGAGTTGGTGTTTGTTCGGGGTGTCATTGGGGTTTCCTATAAGCTACTCGGGGTTAGCGTTATGTTGTTTTGACCTGTATCGCCCCTTATAGTAAGTGTTCCTGCAGAACCCATAAGTGCGTAAAGGCTAATTGCACCAGCACTATCTATCCTTAGATACCCTTCCGAATAGTCGGTAATGTAACCACCGCTAGCTAGATGGAGGCGTGCTGCTAATGGGCCATCAGCTCCACCAGTTGGTAGCGTCTGTGAAATCGTATAATAAGCACTATCTGTATTAGTGGTTAGGGTTAGCTTTCTACTTGCAATCCACGACCCAACTGGAGCGTATAGCGAATAGCCAGTCACCGCCCCCCAAGCTGTAGTGGTATAGGTTTGGCTTCTTTTATCTATGTCCGTTAAAATCCACCGCCCTTTATCACTCACCCACCCATAAGGATTAGCTTGTGTTGAATAAGCTACTGCACTCACTCCGCCTGAAGTTGGGATAGTACAACCCTCTGGTACTTGTACTGTTACGGTAGTGGTGGCTACTTTCATTACTAAGCCGTAATCTAAGGTAGTTGATACGCCCCTATTGCCGAATGGTGAACTTGCAACAGTTGTAGCACCGTTCTGTGCAGTAAGGTTGTTACCTGTGGCAGATAAGTCGGTTGTAGAGCCGTTAGCGTAGGCAGATATAAGTGAAGTTTCTGAACCTGTAAGTCCTTGGTGCATAGCTGCGAGATGTGTCGCTTGCGTTACTTTTGCGGAGTAGATGGCCACTTGGTCTAGGTAACCAGCAAACGGTAATGTGCCACCATTAACCGAACCAATTTCTAGGTTTCCAGCCTGTATTAGAGACGTTGGGTTTGTACCACCTCTTGTTGCTTCGGCAGGTACATTTACACCGTCTATCATTACATAAGATTTGGTGGCATCTACTGTAGGGTACGCAGACATGTCTAATTGTGCCGCTACATGAACCCATTTGTTTAGAGGTACGGACTGGTAAGACGTTACTTGGCTGTAGTTTGCACCGCCAGAATTATATCCTGATAGTCGTAATCGCCCATCAGCAATAACTTGTAGCGACCAACCACTCGTTCCATTGTATCTTGAGGCGATAACAGATGTAGCACTATAGCTCGTTAAATACACCCAAGCACTTACTGAAAAGTCATCAGTAAAGGTCATACCACTTGGAGAGGTTTTAACATAGTAGTCATTACTACCATCAAGTGAGAACGCAGTATTAGGTGCTGCTGCTGTTCTCGTAGTTCTAAGTCGCATACCCTCTGATAAGGTGTCTGATACATCAGAAGCCATTTCTACTGTGTAAGAACGGTTGCCGTTAGCGGTGACTGATGAAACTGCTGGTAAGCCGACTGTCCACCCTGCGGAGTCTGCCCCACCTGATTGCACAAAGTTAGCAGCCGTTATTGTTCCCGAAGCCGTTACACTCGTGGCTGTGACTGCTCCGTGTGTACCGTCTTGGTTGTGTTCTACTAAAAGTCCTTCTACTAAGTCTTCGCCCCAACCTGCGGTATAACTTAGGTCTACCGTATCACCAATCCCGAATGTTTGGTCTGACCCTGTAGAACTCCATGCTAATGTTAGGTTAGATAGAGTTGTACCGCTGAGTGTTCCTTTGTAAAAGCATACATTATCCCAGTCTGGTACTGTCTGACCATTCACAACTTTTGTTTTGTACATTCTAATGTGTTTAGCGGTGGTGGTATCCCAGCCTGTCGCTGCGTTTAATGAAGCCGTTGTTGCTCCACTATTTTTTTGTGCGCTTAAAGTTGTCGGTAGCGGTTGTGTACCGTTACTCTGTTTAATTAACTTGTCCGTAATATCTGCCATAGCATTTCTCCTTAATCTTTTGTTCCTGTTGGTGAGTAGTAAACAACTACATCTGAAAGCTCATAATCTACGTTCGCCCCTGAACTTCTGAGACTCCACTGTAACCACTGGAGTTCTTCGTCCACTTCGACCTCTAGTTCTTCTCTGTTAGAACCGTATTTGATTGGAGCGTTGCGTACTTCTGATATGTAATATTCGCCAATAAAGTCTTCACCGATTCCTGTAATTGAGGTATTCGGGGTAAATGTTTCAGTTCCTACTTGAGCTAATGGCGCATCTTCGGTTTTTCCAGTAATGTCTGCGGTGATAAATCCTTGAGGTCGGATAAGAACGTACTTAACTTTCTCGACATACGCCCACTCTTGCCCGTCATCACTCCATTTAAGAAGTCCTGAAGTAATAGATGTTGAAAATGGGTCACCGTTGCGTGTAGTTGCAAGTGACTCTGTAAACTCTAATATTTCTGAATCTGGTGATAAGTAGCAAAAATGTGTAATACCGTCTGAATCTTCATAGAGCCACAACCAATCGGCTGCTACGTTTATAGGTAGCATCCATGCACCACCACGGGTAATATCTAGCGCCCATATCTGGTTGTTAGAAGTCGCACCGATTCCGTATGGTAGCGCCCAGTAAATAACGCCCTGATAATACAGCCCTACGCATTTGTGCATATATTTAGCGTTTAGAGCCTCTACGTCACGCCTGATAGGGTCTGTGATGCCTTTAGAGGTTAGGATATTCGGTACATTTACTTTGTTACCAGTTTTCTTGAATGAGTCCTTAGAGGGGTAGAATACGTCATCTTCTGCTAAAACTATTCCGTCTGGTGAGTCTGTACCGTATGCTCCGTTATCCTCTTGAACACCCATTATCGTAATAACTGTGTCACCCTCTGTAATGGTAGATTCGCTCATAATGTAGCGCTTACCCATACCAGAGCTTGATTTTGCAAACACAGTAACGGCTGGGTCGCCTTTACCTGTTCGATACATAACTATTCCGTTCGGTATATAAGGAGTACCGTTAGCTACTCGTGTCCAGCCACCGCCAAACCATGATGAGAACTTTAGAATGTGCTGACCAGTACCGCCGTACCATACTTTCCACTTATCATCAGTATCTCCCCAACCGTAAATCCTATCGTTAAGTACTCTAATCTGTGACAAAACAGGTAGAGCTGAAGTGTTGGTGTCGGGTGCAACTCTCGTAATGTCGGGTACTATTGCGTTGTCATCTCTGAATGTAAATGTAGCTCCTGAACCTGGGTCTGCTGCGTATGCCAAAAAGACTTCTTCGCCAGCAGTTGTTCCAACGTAGATGTTATATCCAGTAGCGTTTGTAACTCGTGTAATCGTCAAAGTGACGTATTCACTTGTACCGTTCCACTGGTCACGGGGTCGGACTGTTTGACACGTTCCTGCAACCGAGGCCGCGCTTTCTCCAACGTTCACAGCTGATACTCGGTATCTATAGGTGTAATCTGTGCCTGTTAATCCCGTAGGTGTTGCCGTTGGCGCTGATGGGTTAGATAAAGCCGTCTGAACAACCATAGATAAACTATCGGTGTCTAACCAACATAGGCTATTCGTTCCACTAGCTACTAATACAACTGCTTTAATCTGTGCAAAACGCCCACTCGACGCAGTAGTGAATGAGTTAGTGCCTCCTGCTGCCGTCCAAGTTCCACCGTCTTTTTGGTAGTAGAGTTTTACCGTTCCACCAACATTGATAATTGCACAAACGTAATTCTCTATTATTCCTGAGTTATTTCTAGTAAATGGGAATACTTGCCCTAAAACTGCTCCGGGTGGTTGTGTGCCGTATAAAGCTGAACTCCAGGCTGGTTTAATCGTGCCATTCTGCGACAGCATGACATCTTGAGCCGTTGATAAGCCGTCTTCTGGTTTACGCCCATCATCAAGCTCGCTAATATAGCCTTTAAGCCATGCCCTGATAGACTTTCTGAGCTGCTTCGGTGGCGTTTTCTTTTGCTTAGAAGTGGCTAACATTTACCACGTTCTCCCCAAGCCTGTCGGATAGATTATTGGTCGTGTTATGTTAGCCTCTTGAGCTTGTTTCATATCAGTCATTGCCTGATTGGCTCGTGCAACTAAATCATCAGTCCGGTAATTTAGGTTCTGGTCGGTTCGGCAGTATTCAGCAGCGGTCATATAACAGAGCCACAGTGGGTTATCTACTTGTACAATGTCTGAATCGTTCGCTAGAGTTGATACAAACCCGTAGCATGGTACTTTGATTGAGCCGCCTATTTCTGGTGAATCAGCAGTAAACGGTATAGAGAATACTAAATTAGAGCCTACTCTTGCGACAGCTCTTTGTCCGTTGCGCTCGTAGTCTAGTAGTTGGTCTGGTTTAACTAATTCGTAGTAAGATGTTTGCCCGTCTGTTCGTACTATCTTTATATAATCACCATCACGGTGAGATAATTCCCTTATTGAAGAAGATAAAGCGAATGTATCGGTTGCGGTAACTGTACCAGATAAAGTAACCGTCTCGTAAAGTGAATCCCACTCTACATCGGGTTCATTCTGCCACATATCCTGACAGATATTTGCTAATGCTATAAGTTTTGTGTGTTTTGATGTTCCGGAGGCTGGCGCAGTAGCTTTACCGCTTGCCAGTACATAAGCCCTCTCGATAAGTGTTGCTAGTGTCATTCCCAGTCCTAGCAAAAATCCCGACGACCTATTGCTAGGTAGCGCCGGGACTCGGTGGCTGGTTCTCTGCTACTTCTAGTTAATCATACTTTTTTGTGTTATGCAATCTTACGAACAACCTTTTTGCCCTTGTAAACTGGCTTCTTGACTGGTGCGTATTTCACACTTGATACACGAGTGTTTACTAAGCCTTTTGATGGGGATATGTTAGTCCAGTTTGGCATAGTTCCACGCTTTGCTTTAGAACTACCAGATTTACGCTTGCTTGATTTGCGTGTTGATTTCTTTTTAGTAGTTTTAGCCGTAGCGGTTTTTGTCGTGTCTTTAGGGAAGAAGTCTACACCATGACCCTGTAAGTACGCCATTTGGTCTTTGGTAAGTTTCTTGCCGTCTGCTTCTATAACGTTGTTCTTGACGCCCCAACTAATCTTTTCTGCACCGTAAACTACATCGTTTATCTTTTTAAGGGTTTTAACTTTGTCTTCTTCGGATAAACCTTTGTAGCGGTCTGACTTTATTACTTCGTCATAAACAGGTTGCATTTTACTACCTGTATATTTGTTGAGGTCTTGCAACTGTTTCTTATCTAACTTGGTGTCTTTACCAAACACGTTAGCGTTAGCTTCGCTTGGCATTACACCATTGTCAGTATCGAACAGTCTGCGCAGTTCTGCGACAGTATCGTTACCTCGTACTTTGCTTGGTCGTAGTGGGTTTACCCATTGATTTAAGAAAGTATCTTTAGCTGGCAGTGGATTTCCAAACACGTCATTCTTGGTAGGCACGTTACCCCTTAGACCCGGAACACCGCTAGCGATAGACTCTGGTATGTTGGTTGGTTTTCGTTGCACTTCATCCGCCGCTCTCGCACCAGCCCTTATGAAGTTAGGAGTAAGTGAGCTAAAGGTCTGCTCCATGTACTTTCGTGCTTCTCTTTCTGGGTCACTAACTGCGCTCAATACACCGTTAATACCTTTTAGAAATGACTGTTCTTGGATACTCTGTGCTGCGGTGGCTAGGGCTTTCGTTGAAGCCTCACCCGTAGATAAACCGTTGTCCATGTCTTGTTTAGCCTGACCGCCTATAGCCAGTAAAGTTCCGAACGGTTGTAGGTAGTTAAGAGAATACCACCTGTCGCCTACTCGTACTGAATAGGGTTGCTTGCCCTCCATATCCCACAGCTTGCGCTCTTTTTCGTCTTGTGGGTAGCCAAAGGTCATTAGGTCTGCGTTGGCTAATGCCATACCAGCACCGATAGCTACAGCACCGAATGAACCGTTACCGATTGCTTGTGACATAGCTCGTTGGTCGAACGGCTTACCTTTTCTCACGTTTACTATTTGCGTACCAATTTCTTTAGCTAATCCTATTGGTGTGCGTTCTATCATTCTCGTAGCAATTGCGCTTGGTGTTCTTACGAATGGCATTACAAAGTCTGCCAGGGCTTTTGCTGCTGGGTGGCCTTTTTCTAACTTTTGCTTGATACTCGATGCTATGTCGTTTAGTAGGGTATCGTTTTGGAATGTTGCCCGTGTTCCCTCATCTGCTGCACGTTGTACAGCTTCTTTTGGTGGGTTTGCTAGGTATTCTTGTACGAATTGTTGTTTAGCCTGACCCTTTAAGCCTTTGTTAAGAGCTTCAGCGTTTGCCATTGAGCTTAATGCTTCTCTGGTTGCCGCTTGCCTGTATGGTGCGTCTGCCACGCCCATTAAGCGGTAAGTGCCGTTCACATACGCTCCAAGTCCTTTTCCAAGTTTTCCGTTGCCGTAGTTTATCGTACCGCTATTTTCATACTTAGCTTTAAGATTGGCGTCACCTGCTTGATAACCAGTTCTAAAGTATTCAGGTAGTGAACTTGCGCCCTCTTTGAAGCCTTTGCTTGCGCTTCCAGCATCGGCTAGTGACATAGTTCTCTTACCAGTGAATAATCCCATAGCTGCGTCTGCTGCGGTAGATACAGGGTTCACAAAACCCTTTCTTATAGCAGTTTCGCCAGTGTTCGCAAATAAGTTACCAGCGGTAGTCATTGGTGAAGTAAGTAATCCTGCTCGCCATATATTGACTGTCTTGTTCCATATATTATCAGGTACTTGCTTCTTAACGTGTTCGTTTACCTTATATATTGCCTTGGCTTTAGCTTCTGGTGTTTGAGCTTTTTTAACTGCTTGAGTCAGGGTAACGAGTTCTTTTTCGGCTTCTTGGGTTACTTTTACCCCTGCCTTTTTCCATACTTGTACAGCGTGTTTTCGTAATCCCTCTGGACTTCTTCGACTCATTATCGCTGCCGCTTGTATAGTTTGACCGCTGGCGGTTAGGTGTTCACTTATCTTGTCGTATATCTCAGAAGCCTTTGCGTAATTACCTTCAGAGTCTAGTTTGGCCGCTAAAGCCTGACCTTCGGCTACGGTGCTACTAGAAATAGTACCTTTTTTGCCGTTAAGTTGTTCGTATAAATCATTCTCAAACTTATCTCTGCCAAGTTTTTCATACTTAGTAAGTGCTTGGTTATACCTTAATTTTTCATTCTCTGGTGTGTAAAGCGGTGCGTTCTTCTTGGTTGTTTCTTTAATAGGCTTGGAAACATAGTCACTCTTGGGTACGGTTTCAGAAGCATAGCGTGTAGATTTCATTTTGCCAGTACCTAGTGCTGGTTGCTCTGCACTGCCTGTTGGTGGTTTTGGTGGTTTGGTAGGCGGTTGGTTAGCAGTTTTAGTTAGTGCCATTTCTTCACTAATTTGAGGCACGGTTTTGCGTACAGTAGTTTTCTTTGGTGCTACTTTTGGTTTGGTTGCTACCTTAGTATTCTTCCCCTCTAAAGCGTCTTGGAGGGTGGGTTTGGGTGCGCTGAATATATCAGTTTGACCAGCAATAGGGTTTTTTGCTAAATCGTCTTGCATATTCTTAAGTGAGTACATTGGGTTTTGCTCTATAGCTTCTGAAAAAAACCTGCCCTCTGGTGTACTGTCTATCCATCTATCAAAACCATTTGCTACTGCGTTAGCTTCAGTTGCATTTAAGTATAGCTCACTTGCTATATCCCATTCTTTACCACCTTTAGCAATATTGTCTGCATTTTCTCTAACATAGTTTTGAAACTCTTTTGTATATTGGTCATTCTTAGCTTTATCAAGATTCCAATTTTTCGTAGTTCTTGATTTAGTAGCGGCATACATTTCATCAGATAAAGCTATGTTGCTTTTAGCTTTAGCTTCAATCTCTGCTGGGCTGATTGGTTTATTTGGGAACTTTATTTTTGGTGCTGTCTCTACAGTCTTAACAGTGGTAGCGTAGTACTCGGCTTCTTTAACTGCATTAGCTCTTACTTTTTCCCACCACTTAATAGCTCTTTGGTCAGAAGCTATTCTTTTTGCAATCCATTCGTCTTTTGGCTTTCCCGTTTGCTTTGCCTTATCTAAAGAAATCTTGTTTTCTTCCACGTATGCTTTAAGCCTATTTATATTGTCATCAGCTAGCTTGATTGCGCTGCTTGCTTGTTCCTTATTTTTATTCACAAAGTCTTTTGGCTCTACACTCATAGCCTTGCCAGTACCATCAACGTTTTTAATTCCTAAGCCTACTGGTACATTTTCGTTTAACCAGTTATTCACAGTTTTAGCGGTGTCTATCTGTCGTCCTACTTGGTCGTTGTATCTTCGGTTTACTCCGATTACTTTATCGATAGCGTCACCATCTCGGTAATCAATGCCAGCTTTTTGTGAGGCTCGTATACCGTTATTGTAAATTGACTTGCCTTGTTCACCCATTGTCTTGCCAGTACCCATAGCGTTACGCCAGTTGCGTAAATCTACTATGTCTTGTCCGTTTAGGGCTTCGGCTCTAACTGGCATGGTCTTTAGGCGTGATGGCATTCTAAAGACTTCTTTTACGCCTTGAGCTGTAGCAGGTAAACCTACACCAAAAGCGGTACTCATGCCACCTTGTAAGGCTACGTCTTTCCAACCTATGTCTTGACCTTTTGAGGCTGGCTGTCCAAGTCCTATTGCCATATCTACACCAGTATTAAGTAACTGTGATTTCGTAGTACCGTTTCTTAAAGCTGTAGCTGCGATACGTCCACCAGCGCCTTTTTGAGCTAGGGCTGCACTTCCTTTTTGTATACCAATAGGAACGTGTTTAGTGACTGCTCCGACTGGTTTAGTGAGTTTTGTAACACCTTTAATAGCAGGGTTAATAACTTTAGATGCGCCAGGAATAGCCTTTACGCCCATCGTAGCACCTTTTGTAGCTCCACTGACGACACTACCACCACCCATAAACGTAAGAGCGTCACCAAAGAACTGCCCTGCTTTATATCCTGCTTGGCTTCTGTTCTGTTGTCTTTGGATTTCGTCAAACCGTTTAGCACGAGTATCGAGTGATTGTGAGAATCTGTTTGTACCTTTTCCTGGGGTCATAAGGTCGTACATACCCGACAAACCTTGAGCTGTACCGATTGCACTTCTACCTAAACCTAAACCGACTGTACCTGTGGCGTTTTCTATATGCTGTCGAAGTGACGGCTGTTGTGTTTGTTTAACTTGCCATCCGTTGTTTTGAAGTTTCTGTGTAGCTTGTTGAGCAACTCTAGGGTTAGATGATTGTTGCGCCCGTCTTAAAGACATCTGCCGTGCTACTTCTAGCCTTTGGCGTTCTTCTTCAGCACGTTTCCTCTGGTCGTTACCAGTTAGCTTATCCCATAAACTCATTATTTAACCTCGCAAACTCTCCAAACAGCTCTTTGGCTGCTTTGTTATATAGATTTATTGCATCTAGTTTTTGCTTTCTTTCACCCAACACAACCCTTTTTCTGTTGTGTACGATATAGGCTATGTAAGATTTATGGTCTTTACGGTAATAAACACCCTTGTAACCGCTGGCGCTGTCTTTCCTTACATTTCTGTTCCGTGTATTTTCAGCAATAGTGCATATTCGTAAGTTACTTCTACGGTTGTCTGTAATATCCATATTGATGTGGTCTACCACCATACCTCTTGGTGCGTCTATGATAAACCTATGCAGTCTTACCCTTTTCCCGTCTATGTACGTCGCAGGATAGACTCCGCTCATATGCCACTTTCGTTCAAGGGCTGGTGAATCTTTGTCTACCAAGAATGTCTTAATGCCACCAGTTTTTTTAACCCTGATATTTATAGTTGCGGTGTCTTCGAGACATTTCATCACAACCTCCTAATATCCGAAGTATTGTTGGTCTTCGTCACGCTGCTTTAATAACCATTGATAGAAAGGTGAGGTTGTGTCTGCCATTGCAGGGTCTACACCTTGTATGTCACCTGGGTCTTCAACTGTAAATTGTTCAACTGGTTTAGCTGTGTAGCTAATGTCCTTAGCTGTAGGAGTAACTTGCTGATTGCCAAGTGCTGTAATCTCTTGTAGAAGTTGATACATTCTTGGTAGTGCAGCTTCTCGTAATGCTTTGGCTTGTGCTGCGTTACCGCCTTGAGCATATGCGACTGCTGCTTCGGCTTGTCGTTTCTGGTTTTCAAGGTCATATTGTCGCTGTAAGAACTCGGCAAGTTTAGAGTTTCTCTGGTTTGTTTCTTCGTCAGCCATTTGCTTGAGAGAGTTGTCATAGTCTGTCTGGTATTGACCCCAGTTGTAGTTAAGGTCTTGAACTGTTGAGCCGTACTGTTGGTTTACCTGGTTTCGTAGCTGTGTACCTGTTCGAGCTGCTGCATAAGGAGCGTATATTGAGGCTGCTTCTGAATCACCAGCACCAGCAGCACCAAGTAGTCTTTGTAATGAATTAGCACGTTGTCGTACTTTACCGTCTATTTGGCTATTTGCGGATACACGGTTCTGATTTGCTGTGTTTACAGAATTATCATATTGCCCTTTGTTACGTCCGTATTGGTTCTGAAGATTAGTGCGGTAGTTTGCGTAAGTAGACGATAGGTTATTCAAGAACTGTTGGCGCTGTGGGTCAAGCATACCTAAGTAGTTATTTGCTTGATTAAGAGCGTCTTGCGCCTCCCATACTGAAGTTGGGTCAAAGGTTGTGCGTGAAGTGCCACTTGTACGGCGTGAGCCGCTTGTTTGGGCTGGTGATTGGTTTCCACCAGTATCTCCGCCACCAGTGTTTACTACGGCTGGATTGTAAACGCTACCCTCTGGATACTGTGGATTTGCTTTTACATATCCATCTGGAATTGTTCCACTCCAACTTCCTGTTGATAATTTGTTTGCTACGTTATCTAATGGATTATACCAACTGTTCCAGGTAACTCCTGGTAGATTTATTCCAAAAGCCATAAAAAATACTCCTTATTCGCAATTTGGATTTGTATTTTGCAATAAATTACTACTAGCAGTAAACTACCTGTATGAAAGAATCTACAGAAAAAGCAGCCATTTGGCTGGGTTTACTAGTCTTTATAGGTCTGACTTGGTGGGTGTTAAGTTTGTCTGAAGAAAATAGACAACTTAAATCACAGAATGAGCAGTTATACTCTGATGTAGAGTACTACAAAGAACGTATAATTGAGCTAGAACAGTAATTTCTTATTCAAATCCAAATTGTCATGTACATTAGATTTTCAAGTCTATTATTCTCGTTCTTGATAAGTACGCTGTGCTTCAGTAGTAAGTATCAGTAGCCGATAAGCCTGTGACCTGTGCGGAGTTCTTCTCTAGCCAATGCGCCGTGCTTCGGAGGCATCCAGAGGTCTTATACATTTATTATAGCATATTTATTAAGCCATTAGGACTTCTCCCCTACTACTTGTAAGAGCAGAGTAAAGTACAGATAGTTACATACAGTTAGCCTAGTTAGTGTGAACAGCCAACACGCTGTTTAGTTGTCTTCTATCCCACACACCAATGTAGCTAATCCACTACTTAGTAAGAGCGACCTATATAACGTTTAGTCAGGCTAGGTCTACACCTGTAAGTAGTGCAATATTCAGTTTTACTGGCTGAGAACAGGTTTTGTATGTACGTTTGTACTAAAAACGACGCTTTCATCAAGATACTTTAATATCCTAATGAGAACGCCGTGCTTCGGTAGTTCTTGCGCTATCTCTAGCGGGATTAGAAACGACTAATCTTACTTTTATTATAACAAAACAGCCCCCGTCGTTTCAATAGGGGCTGTACTTGTGCTAGCTAAAGGGTAACACGTGTTATTGGTATTATACTATTTATCACCAACCATTTCAAGTTTCCATGCCACCTTATACCATTTCTACTGGTTACCAACCATCTCTAAAGACCAACAAGATTTCCATTTTTTAAAAAAGTTATTTTCGAGTATCATGTTATTCCGTCCGTTCTTTTCCTCGAATACTTGGTAAGTGTCGTGTAGTGGGTCGATTTGTATATGCTCTATCGGTAGTCTGCCATAGCCTCTGCACCACTGGTCTTCACCCAATAACACATCGTCACGCTTATTATGCACTTCTGGGAATGGTAAGACGTGTTCGGTTAAGAACTTGCCGAAGAACATCGTGTAATCAATCCCCAACATAACACTTTTACCTTTATGTTCTTCAAAGATTATCCGCCAAATGTCGTTATCTTTTACTATCATTGATTCGTTTAATATACAGTATTCGTCATAGTCGGTGTTTTCTATGGCTTTTTTAATACCGTTCATACACCAGCCTTGATGATTCGTAATGATAATCGGGTAAGTTGTATCAATTGAGTCTAAACAATCTTCTAGCCAGCCTTTAGAGCCTATGTGATGGATTATTAAGATTGCTTGTTTAGCCATTCCTTAAAGTACTCCACCGTCTTTTTCATTCCTACTTCTAGCGGTACTAATTCGTCAGCGTCCATGTCTACTAAACCAAGAGTAAAGAAGTTAGCCGTCACATCAACACCAGCTTGTTCACCGGGTCGCATTGGTAGGTGTACGATTTCACTTTTAGAGTCTGCCAGTTTAATAATCAACTCAGCTACTTCTTTAACGGTATGGCTTTGTTCTGGTCCACACTCTACTGCTTCGTGAAAAACCTTACCTTGTTCGGCTTTTTCAAGCGCTGTTACTAGAGCCTTTGCAACGTCACCAACGTATACCATATCTGATATGTTCTGACCGTCTCCGTAGATTTCTATGGGTTTATTGGTTAAAGCTCTACAAACAAATGATGGGGTTATCTTCCTAACCTTGCTTGAGCCAAACGGTGCTGCAACTGATTGTCTCGGACCGTATGCGTTTACTGCTCTGACTATATTAACTCGCGTACCACGGTCTTTGTTGTACATAAAAGTAAAGCGTTCAATCATGTTCTTGGTAATCGAGTAGGGGTTGTTCATCCAGTAATTTCCAACTGCAATATATACTCCTGGTATATCGTACTGTGCTACGGCCTCCAAAAAGTTCAGTCCACCCATTAGGTTAGATTGAGCGGCTGGTCGTGGGTTTTTTACGCACTCCTGAGTACCGAGTACGGCCGCTAAATGCACCGCCCCGTCTGAGTGCGCTACCGCTTCAAGCATCGCTACCTCATCTCTCACATCCCCTATAAAATAGTCACACCCATCTGGTAATAGACCGTCTATTTTTTTGTGATGGTCAAATATAACTGGTGTGTAGCCCCTTCTTAATAATTCCTCCACAACATAACCACCTATAAACCCCTGTCCGCCAGTGACAAGTATTCGTTTCATGTTAGTAACCTCTCTCTATTAGTCTTTTTCTTAATGCTATTCTGTTACATTCCCTGCAATGCCTACCTTTTTTGGTCCTAATAATATTAGCTTCAGTAAACTCATGCCCCTTAATACAGTGTGTTTTATTGGTGTTTTGATTGCGATGCCTACCCCTTGCTACCACATCTCTGGCATTTTCTTTTTGAGTTCCAATATACAGATGGTCAGGGTTTACGCACGCTGGTACGTCGCATTTGTGCAAAGCGTTCTTATCATCTGGTAAATCAACGCCGGTTAGTTTCAAAGACATCCTATGAGCTAATACATTTATCCTATTCTCTCGTATAACACCATATCCCTGGTTGTTTTTATACGCTGTCCACAACCAGCACCCATCAGTCTTATTTACTTTTCGCCAGAATCTATCTTCTAGCGGCTCTCTTATGGCGTGTATCCCTTTGTTCCATGGTATATTTCCTTTTTGGAAGCATCCGCTACTACGCATTGTATATCCTTTCTATTGCTTCTTTTAATGGTTGCCAGTTGTTTTCAAGTGCAAAATCTTTGTTTACTCTCTCCTCTGCGTTTTTAGCTAGTTTTTTACGATAATCAGCGTCTAGTACGAGCTTTTCTAAGGCTTCGTACCAGGCTTCTTCTGTGTTTTCGACTATGAGTCCGTCTACACCGTTTCGGACGGTTTCAGCGTAAGGACGGACGTTAGAACCGACAAATGCAGCGCCCATTCGTGCTGTTTCTTGCCATTTAATATCTGACTTTGAAAGGTTAAAGACGTTATCAACTAAAGGACCGACTGATATATCAAAATTAAGTGCCGGGAATATCTCGGTTTCCCATTTATAGCCTCTTGCACCTGCTTCGTATGTGTAGCGTCCTTTTGGTAGGTAGTTTTCTATCGGCATACCGGCAGATTCAGCTATTACATTTTTATACTTGTGCATAATTTTCTCTAAAGCGTCAGTAAAGCCGGTATTGTGTACATCATAAAAGTGTGAAGAACCGCCAAAGTAGCCTATCTTTATTTTGTCGCCGTTGTTTGGGTGATATTGTTTGTAGCCTTGTGAGATAAAGTTGGGTACGATTTCTACATGGTTTACTTTACGCTTCTTTAATTCTCCTGCTAGGTGGTGATTTGTAGTAATAATGTAGTCCGACTTCAATACAATTGTCTGTAGTTCATGGGTTTTCTCGTGACTCATCTTTGTCCACCAGCCGATGTTATCTCTGTTTATAGCAAAGAGGTTGTCGTCCATGTCTAAGACAAACTTTGTACCGTATTTTTCTTCTACTAACTTACAGAGTGCAAACACCATTCCGTGCATATAAACAGTGTATGAACCTAGCACAATGTCATAAGTTGCCAAGTTATCCACAGTTTTTTGTAGTTCTTCTTCGGTGAAGTCTTTGGCTTTCTTATATTTTTCAGCGTGTAGCATTAACGTAGGTCGTTCGTCTATCTGCCAATCAACGTGCTTCCGTAATACTTTTAGCGGATGGGTAACACGCCATAAATCTACCTGATGTATTGCGGTATCAGGGTTATTGCCTGAGTGTACGATTAGTATTTTCATTTGTCCTCCTACAAAAAACACGGCAAAGTACTTGACTCGCCGTGCTTCGGTGGAGATTTACCTATATTATACCACGTTTTCTATCACTATACTTTTACTATTTCTTCTTTTCCTCTGGCTTGATAGCTTCCTGAATTACTTTTAGAGCGTCTATAACTCTTTGGTGTTCGGCTCGTGGTAGTGGTGCTAAGCCTGATGCTTGCTCTAGGATTGATAGGGCTTCAAGCGGCCTTAATTTGTTTTGTTCGTTCATGTTCTCGCTCCTTTAGTTAAGTTTATACTGCTGCGACTGCAAGCGTACCACCATTTGCCACTGTCACTCGGTAAAGCGTGCCATTTGGGGATTTTAGGATTACTCCACTAGCCGTATCGCTGAACTCTATATCAGATGCAAATGTTGCTTTGCCAGTACTGCCTACTGCGATGCCAGTATTACCAGTGCCCCTAAGCTGTAAAGTCCCTGTCTGTGCTTGAACTCGTAGTCCGCTTGCGTTGTTGTCTATCCGCCCGACTGCTACGTTATTGCGTAATACTGTGAGTGCTGTTCCTAATACGTCTGTGGTAGTACCAGCGGCGACTGTAGTGAAACTGCCAGTTCCAGTTGAGGTGACATTACCAGTTATAGCTACCGTGCCTGCGGTACTGCCGTCTAACGTAGCTGTGCTGTTGAGGAAGAGTTTGTTGGTGTATCCATAGCGATAGTAGTTGGTTGGTGAGCCGAAGTCATAGGTATTATCTGCACTCGGTTCAACTATTCGGCTAGTAAACGTTCCAGTTAGCGTTGCACCCGCAAACGTAGGACTTGCCCCCGTATGTATATCCTGTGGTAGAGATAAGGTGGGATTACCACTTACTCCATCACCGTTTGTCACAGTGATTTGGTTTGTTGTGCCTGTGATGGTTCTGGCTGAGGTTGTGTTGAGGGCTGTGCGAGCGAGGATGCCGTTAGAGCCTGGGTCGGTTATGCCACCAGCGTCATCTTTCCAGTAAGTATCATAGTTTGTGTTGGAGTTCTTAGCGAGGACTTGGCCTGTTGTACCGCCAGCGACTACGCCTACTCCGTCAGTTCCGTTAGTGCCAGCAGGGCCAGTGGCACCCGTAGCCCCTGTCGGGCCAGTTGGGCCATCTATGCCCTGAATACCTTGTATACCTTGGTCGCCTTGTGGCCCTTGAGGTCCAGTTGCACCAGTCGCACCCGTAGCGCCTGTTGCACCAGTGTCACCCTTGCTTGCTACTAAGCCCCAATAAGAGGTGTTTGTGGGCACAGTTCCAGCGGCAGCGTTGTTATACATGATGTATGACGAGCCTTGATAGTCTACTTGGTCGCCAACTGCGTAATCAGTGGCAGCGTTATAAGCCCCTTTAGGGGTGAATGTACCAGATATGGTCATTCTTATAGGGTCAAGTAGTTTTACAATTTGTAGCGCCATTTTAGCTCCATTCCTCGGTTATTGTGTCACCAGATATTGTCACTGTATATGTTTTTACTCCGTCTGTTTGGGTGATAACATCTCCTGAAATGGTAGTAGTGATGTCTGCACCAGCCCCAAACCCGACTTGTTTACGGTCTAGTGTGTTTGTAGTTGGGTTATACTCAAGCTGCTCAACAGCGAGTACCTGATACGTCTCATCGAAAGACCTATTAAGAACTCCCTGTTCACTTCTATGTATGTCTGGCTTTGCTTGTCTGTCCATTACGATTCAACCTTTCTGATAAAATCTATGTATGCTAACAGGTTTGTGATTCGCTTATTGGCGTTTTCATAGCCGGTCAGTCCAGCTTTCTTTTCAAGCTCTTTCAAGTATTTATCAGTTGCGTTGGTAGAGTTCTCTAGTTTGCCTTTTGACACTCTATCCTTGATAAATCCCTCAATTTCGCCTAAATCTCGCTTGTATTCTGGCTCGTTTGCTATGTTTTCAATGTTCCAATATTTTGCGACATAGGGTTTACCGTGTTCATCCATGTAAGTTGCCACTAAATCGTTAGGTGTTTTTGTAGATACGACAGAATTAGTAGTATCAGCCTTTGGTGTGGCTGATTCAGTTGGTTCTACTGCTGTTCTAAACGTTGTATCACTCATATATATCTACTGGTATTTCTTCTTTTAGGTAGTCCTTGATTTGGCACGTTAGTTTCCATGTTTCGTACTTATCGTTTGCGGTTACCGCCATTGTCAGGCGTTCACGCATTGTTGCTAGCTTCTTGTCTTTCATCTGCTTCTGCAGTTTCGCTTTAAGTCGGTGTGCTTTACGCTTTGTACTCATAGGTACGCTCGGGTCAGATAGTTCTGCATTTAGCCGTGCGATAGTTCTGATTCGTGCTGTGTCAATGAACATTAGTTTGTTGTGTACTTCACCGGTATAACTTGACCAGGGTTGTACGTTCCTTGATTACCTATATCTTCGGGGTCTATTTGGTCGCCTATGAATGAAACTTGTAGTAGGTCTTGGTTGCCTGTTAAGACTAAGATTTGTTCTACTGGTACTGAATGTCTGCGAGCTATTTCTACGATAGCGACACCCTTGTTGTAATCAGCCAATATCCGCTGTTCAAGTGGGGGTAGTTCAGGCTCTTTTGGCTTTGCTTCTATTTGAGCTTTGTAGGCTCGTAGTTCTTCTAGTTCTTTTCGTTCTGCTTCGGTCATTTCCTGCCTCCTTGTTTAGCTTGGCGTAATCGCCGTGATACTTCTCCGCTGCTTCGTTGTACGCCTTTGCTGCGTCTTCTATGCTCTTGAAGTAGCCGAGGTGTACCCTCTTGTTGTCTACCCAGATAACGGCTCTGTAGCTGTTCAGCCCTTTAATGTGGTGAACACCCTTATAGCCTGATGTATTAGACTTGCCCCTGCTAACATTTCTTGCGTTCTCTGCCCTAGTTGCTATGCGTAGGTTTATTCTACGGTTGTCTAACCGGTCATTGTTTATATGGTCTACTTCTTTTCTGCCCTCTGGCTTCATCAAGTACCTATGTAATAATGTCCGTTTACCGTTAATCGTTGCCTCTGCGTAGCCTCTAGTCATATACACCCATCTGTACCGTGCCAGGTCTTCGTAATCTGCCGTATCTACTTTTGTGAAACCTTTATCGTTTGCAAAATATATATACGTTACGTCACCCCTAGTTCGGTGTGGATTTGGTGTGAACTTAGTCTTGTTAGCTCTAGCTATTCTGTCTAATATAGCTTGCCTGTTATCTGGATTGTCAAAGTACTTGCGAAGTGCTGCTTTGTGGTTGTTTTTAACCGTTTCTTGCTGGTATGCACTTCTTATACCAGCTTGTCTTTTCTGACGCACCTTTGCGTCTTGCCACAGGAGCTTTTGTTTTTTAGACTTTAGCCGCCTAGTGGCAAGACTTTGCTTCTGACCTGTTTTAGTTATAGCTATCTGCTTATTTGCACATTCTTTCGAACACGCTGTTCTAAGCTCGAATTGCTTGTAACTATAGTTCTTTGGCTTTGTAAAGGTGCTGTTACATACGATGCAGTTTTTTTCTAGTTGGTTATTCATATCTGTAGTATACACTACTTTATGAATAAAACCAATAGGTATTTACTACGCCGTAGCCCCCGACTTGACATCAATTAACCAATTCGAGTTAAGGCATTTTGTAACATGCGAACCCGCCCACGATACGAGGCTAAATCGACCAGCAGGGTTGCCACTGTCAATTTGCGTGTGTGGGATGATGTAAAGCTTTACAGCGTCTTCGCTTAACTCAGTTACACCAGCAGCGTCAGAGCCGTGAATGAAGTTAGAGTAAACGGTTACCGTAGAGCTTGTGGTCTTTTGGTTAGGTGATTCCCAGAAGCGAACACCGTACAATACACCTAAGTCACCACGGTAGATGTTCTTAGCTGCGTTGTCGTATGTATCAGCTTGTACAAAGGTGCTGTCACCCATTAAGTCGTAAGCTGGGAATGGACCAGTCTTACATACCCAAGAGTAGTTGCCACCGCTGTATGGGCGAGCCTTGTTTGCTTTTAGAGTACGAACAGCTTTGCGGATTTCAGCAGCGCTGAATACGTTAGAAGCTGCGACGGCAGTGATGTTTGATACGCCACCTGCAAGTTGTGCAGTTGCGCCAGTAAACAGTTCATTGCGTACAAGTTCGTCAATTGTTTCACCCATGTTTTGTCCAACAACTTCGATTTTCTCTTTGTTGTTAGCGTCGATAGATGTAAGGCTCAAGAAGCGAGAAATCTTCACAGAGTTACCGTATTCAGCGAGTGTTGCAGATACAGTTGAAGCGGTAAGAGCGACTTCTGCTGGGTTTACACCCTCAGTTAGAGCCGTAGTTGCTACAGCCAAAGGAGTGTGGCGTGTGAAGTACACAACCTTTCCTTCGTTAGCTGGCTGTTTGCGTGTTTGTAAGCCTTGAGCAAAGATAGCTTCGTATTTAGCCCTCTCCAAGAATACTTTCTCGTAGTAGGTACTAACTTCTGCACTCAAGCCTGATGTTGTTTGTGCTGCCATTGTCTAGTCCTTTTCTGCTATTGGTAGACAATTCCTAACTCTTTTTCTAAGTCTTTTGTGGATTTGTCTTTTGTATCAATAGCCGGTGGAGCTTTTGAACTTGGTGTATCGGCTGCTGCTACCATTTGTTCAACTTCCTTTTGGGCTTGAACCTTGGCTTTAGCAGTCGCCAGTCCGACTAACTCCATCTTGTTCTTAATATATTGGTAAGGTAACTGATTGGTTTTCAGTGTGATTCCGTCCTCGGTGTACTCAGCGCCAGCATCTTGGTCGTATTGATTAAAGAGTGTCTTTGCTAAGTCTTTGTTGAACTCAGGACTTTTGGGGTTGAGCTGTGGGAACTCTGCGACTATACGGTTCATGTCGTTGTCGATGACTTGGTTTAATTGCATAATCTGGTCTACTTGCCTATCACGGTTGTAAGACGCTTCTAATGCGTTCACCTTTGCCTCTACGGGGTCATAACCGCCATCGAGATAATCCTGCTCACTGGGTACTTGGAGAGCCTCTAGCTCTGCCAGTTTTGCCCGTAAATCCCTATTCTCATTAGCGAGCTTTTGGAATCTATTTTGACTTTTTGGTGCTAGCTCCTCTTGAGCTTCACTGGTTTCTGTTTCTTCAGCCTCTACCTCTGTTGATTCTTCGGTAACGTCTGATGTTTCTTCTACAGGTTGCGATTCTGTCTCAGTAGTTTGCTCTTCTACTGGTTCTGCTACTTCGGTAGTTTGCGCTGCTACGTCAGTAGTATCTGTTACGCTTTGGCTATCCTCTGCCATAGTGTCTTCCTTTCTTTTACGACTTATAAGCTGTCGGGGCTAGGGTGGATTCTCCCTGTTGAGCCGTCCAAGGAGGACTTAAAACGGCTCATCACGACTAATCCAGGGTCTTAGCTAGCTGCTCTAATTCCCCTTTCTTTGCTTCAAGTAATTCACGGGTAATGTCATACGCCTCAGCAACAACTTCTACTGTTTTTTGCTTTCGCTTTGATTCAGCCATAACAACGTCTACTCGGTTAGTGTTTGCGATAGCTTCGTCAAACCATTCAAGGACTTTACGCATGAATGGTTGAGCTTCAAATGCGTCACGTTCTTCTTGTATAAGCTGTGCCTTTGTTTCGTCTGGTACTTCAGGTTGGTAGTAAGCGCCATCATTAACGTAAGTTGATTCGTCCATTACCTTGCTCCTTGTTGCTGTAAGATTTGGTCAATCTGCTCAGGTGGGTAGCCCTGTTTCTCTAACTGAAGCCCCATTTGTGCTATCTCTAGTGGGTATCCGGCAGCCATTAGGTTCTGTAAGATTTGTTCATCAGGTAAACCGTCAGCACTCATACCCATTTGGTCTTGTGGATTTACTAATAGCTTTTCGGGGTCTTCTACGCCTAGTTGTATGAGTACTCGCTTGGTAAGTTCTTCAGGGTTGGTGTATTGGATTAAGCCTGTTTCTGTTAGAGTTTTTACAGCCTCAAGTAGCTTCTCTTTTGTTTCGTTGTCATCGGGTGATTTACTGGTCGTGGCTTCTACTTCAAAGTTAATTTCTACGTCTTGTAGTATTGAGAAGTGAACAACTACTTGGTTGTCTTGTATCTCAAAGTACTCTGATTCGTATTGGCTTAACTTCTCTAGGTCATCTTCGTCTAAGCCGAACTCTCTATCACCTTGGGTAAGTTGAAAGTACAGGTTTAATTGAGTACAGAAGATGTTACCTACCCATGTTTCATAGCGTTTTCGTATGAAGTTATCATTTAAGCCGATAAGTGCTTGGCGAGCGTTCACACCAGCGTCAGTCTTGCTGAAGCCGGGGTTGCCAACTGTAGAACTTATAGATTGGTCATCACTGCCAAATAGGTTTAGTATCTGTGACTTAATAAGTCCGTAGTCTTGTGAGAAGTTCGTAATAGCCGGGTTGTTGATTGATAGTGCCTCAAGCCGTGCATTGGGGTCTGTGCCTAAGTCAATAATTGCATTAGGTCGGTACTGTATCTGTGTTTTGTTATATGTACCCTTTTTCAGTAGTGGTGGTGCGTACATCAATGCTCGTATGAATTGATACGATTGTAGGCTAGAGTCTAAGAAGTTCTGAAGTGGTGCTACTAACTCAACAATGCCCCTACCCTCTGGATTGGAGAAGTCACACTCGTAGTACATTCGCTCAATAGGAATAACACCTCGTGGGTCGGGGTTTTCTTGCTTCTTAATAATCTTTAGGTCTTCTACGTTTGTGTACGCATAGAAGTTAGCCTTTTTACCCTTTTGGAAGCCGTGTATTACTTCAAAGCCTTGGGTGCGAATATTGCGGTCTTTTTCAGCATCAGTCTTATCAGTATCTTTCTTTTCTCCACCCTCTTTCTTTTCTTCTATCATCTTCTTGAGCTTTTCTAAGTCCCAAGGTGATGAATACTTTTCGCCACGTTTCTTGGCGTTCTTAACAAGTGATTCTTCTTTGTCTATAATCTTCTGAATGTCTGAACGCTGATACCACGTTTTTACGAATACACAGTTAGCCTCTGCGAACGTACCCTTACCAGCCTCTAAGTAAACATCTTTTACATAAGGCACTCTAAAGTCTGTACCGAAGTAATCACCGTCTACTTTATAAAAAACAAAGCCATCGACATGACCGTAAGTAAGTTGGTCTTCAATAGCTTTCCACGATTTACCTAACACATCGTCTTGAGTGTCAGAGTTGGGTATGATTTCTTCTTTGAGTACAAAGTTAGCAAGAGCAGATAAGGCTTCATCGCCGTCTACCTCTACCTTTCCGTAGGGTATTTGCTGTACTGCTCGACGTGGTACTTCTCGGACTTTAGCTGCAGTTGTACCGTCGGTTGTTTTGGGGTAGGCAGGGTCAATAGAGGGGTGCGGACGATTGTTTTTAATGCGCTCCCACTCATCATAAGGACGGCGTAGGTCATCCATATACCTTTCGGACGCTATCCATAAATCACTAAAGTTTTCTTCTGTTAAATAAGAGGTTGCCAATGCACGGATTCCTGTGTGAACGCCGTGCTTCGGTAGTTCTTCAACTACATTATAACATATTTGTTAATGTCAAGCTATTCTCTAACTATCCAGCGTTTAGTGACATACATCTTGCCGTTATTGTATTTCTCTAACCATGCGCCATAGCCTATGTCTAAAGCGTGTTTCTTGTGCATATCTTCTACTATAGTGTCATAGTCAGTAACTCGTAGGATTTGCACTCGTTCTTCATAGACAGTTTCTTTAACTGTTTCGATACCGTCACGGTACTTGGCGATTGTTTCCCTTTTTATTATTGACCCGTGCTTCATACTTCCCCCCTTAATACATCAGTGTTGTTAGGTTGCCTGATGTATATGTTGTTTGTTCTTCTTCCTCCGGCATCATTGACTCAAAACCGTATCTTGTTGCGTCTAAGAAGTGATTCCATAGGTCGATTGGCTTGTTGATAATCTTGCCGTCCTTGTCGGTATCCCATAAGTAGTTGCGATATTCTTTTAAGCCGTTAATTGACCGCTTAGTAATACTGATACGCTGGTCTTGTACAAACTGTATTCCTTGTGTTACTGAATCTCTACCTTTCTTTACCGGGCGTATCGGTATCCCATATACAGCAATCTCGTCTATGCTTTTTGGTTCAGCAGAATCAGCAAACACACTTGCTTGACGCTCGTTCTTTAAGATGTCGGCTATCTGTTTATTCGATAGACCTTTCTGATAGGTAATTTCATCTAAGATATAGCCACCGTTGTAGTAGTAAATAGCTACAATGGCTGTAGGGTCGTTACTATACCCAAAGTCCAGCCCATAACGCTCTAAACGTGCCTCGTGGGGTATTTCGTCTATGATTTGCCAATCTTTATACACTCTACCCTCTGCCTCACCTAATTGGCCTAAGCCATACACCGCCCACCAGTTCTTGTTGCCTTTGCGAGATTCTATTTCTCTAATAATCTCAACAGATAGTGCCTCGTTGTCTTTATAGGTAAGTATGATAAAGTCTACATCATCACGCTTGCCGATGTATTCCTCGTAAGCAAAGAACTCTGCTACTGGATTCCAGTCTGCTGCGATAAACTCTTTTGTTCGGACTGCTAATTGCTCAAACTGTTCTTGACCAATATTGTTCAGCTCGTTGCAGAATAGTCTATCACGTCTAGGACCTCTAACTTTGCCCGGTTGGTCGGCAGAAAAGAACTCTATTTTAGAACCGGACTCAAATGTATAAGTGTAGTCTGTCTTACTCCATCTATCGTCACGGTAGTAGTTGTGTTCCTGCATGATGTTTAAGAAGTCACGCATAGCACCTCGTCTAAGGTGTGGGAATGATTCACTCACTACTGATGTAAGGGTAGGTGTTTTATCTGTTTGTGCCATAGCAATAAGTAGTTGTAGCCATGAGATTGTTTTGCTTGCAGATGTACCACCAGCCGTAAGCCTATAGCGTTTTTCGAGCTTGGCTAGTTTCTTAAGGGCTGTGGTTTTGGAATACATTATTCTTCTTTAAGGCTGTTAATGTCTACAAGTGGTACTACCGCCTCTATTCTGATGTTTTGCTTCTCACTGAACTCACTATCTGTTTTGGCTACAAACTTAGTAATATCTGCTTGTATCTTTTCGTCTTCTGAATCCAATAATTTGTCTAGGTTTCTCTTAGCTTTCGTTACTAATTCGTCTTTTGTAACCGTTCCGACATTTTCTGACACCCATTCTAAAGTCTTAGCCCTCATATTTTTTGCGTATTCGTCACTGTATCCTGCTTTGATTGCTGACTGATATATGTTACTGAATGTTGGGCTTTTTGGCTTTAGGTAATACTCAAGGAATAATGCTTGTCGTGGGTCTAAAAGTTCTTTTTTAGCCATTTAATAACTCCTCTTTACGAAATCCGTTAGTGGCAATAATATGCCCCTGCTTGAGTTACTGTCGCCTCCCCATACATCACGTGTGGTTTTCCAATAGGGTCTGCATAGTTCTTTCATTCTATTTGTAGTAGCCATAATGAAGTGTTCGTCACTTAGAAAATAACAGTAGTAGTCTGCTTCTGAAGTAGCTATACCCGATAGCTTCCCTCTTGATAAGTATTCTACAAATATGTTTCCTGTTTTCATGGCTTTGAAATCTCTTTTTACTTCTACTTTCTTTTTGTCCATCTCTAACACAGTAGCTAATTGATGTTCGTAGCCTTGCCCTACTTGCAAATCGTATTTGAAATCGCTGTTATATATCACGGCATTGTTTATTTACAACCAAGAAATGGCGTGTATCGTAACAGTGTTTGTTTGTAGCAGTGTCTAACTAAAAAGGTGTGCCACGCCATTGTACTAACCCATAACCTGTGGGATGGTTACGAGTTCTTGACTATAAATAAGTGGACTCGATGTGAGCCAAAGAGGTGTGCAATTACTTGTATTATACCACTCTATAGGGCTGTGGTCTATTAGTTTTCCACAGGCCTAACAGGGGTATGACAGACGACACAGTATGTTCCATCGTCACTTAAACAATGCCTTTTGTTGGTGATGTAGAAGCCACAGGTCATTTATACTCCTTAATTAGTTCTTCTTCAGACATAGACTAACGCCTCCATGTTTCACCGTCATCATATGGGTTTACGCCATTTACTTGTTTGCCGCATTTAGGACATTGTGCACCTATAAGGGGTTGCAGGTATCTTGTTTGTAATTGTGGCTGTAGTGAAGCTTTATAAGCCCGCCAATTCCTACTATCGCCACGGCTAAGTTTTATTGGTTCACTTTCACAATCTCTTTGCACAAGCCATTTACCTGTATCTATCCATTCGTCAAATGACCAATTGCACCAATCTAGCTCTTTACTCATAGCTTTATTGCTCCTCTTTGGTGGGTGGGTTGGTGGGCTTTATGCGTGTGCCATTATCTTTTAGTAGTTCAGTATTTGGGTATGGAGCATCTACTCCAACTTCGTATGTTTGGCAACTAAACATGATTGTTTCATCGCTTGTTTCTAGCTTACTCATTATCTTGCTCCTCTTTTAGCTCCTTATCTTGTTCTGTAGGTGTCATAGTTGCTCTCCTTACGGCTCGTGGTCTTTTCTTTGCATCTCTTACAGCCTGGATTACTTCTTCATTATGCCTATGCCACTTTGCACGATAGCTATCAAACTCGTCACATAGGTCTTTCACCTCAGCGTACGTAAGGGTATTGTCGTTGTGTTCAATGTAATCCCAAAACATATCGCCATTAGTAACACCGCAACAGCTACAAGCATATGGTGGGTATTCTAGTCTTTCGTTATAGTTGCTCATTGGGTTGCCTCCTCGTTTTCATCGTCAATATCAAGCATCTCTTGGAGTTTGTCTATCTGCTCACATAGAAACCGACGCATCATAAGAGCAGTTTCATCGTCGTCGTATCCGATGCCCCACACTCTAATTCTGGCAGTGTTTAATCCCTTAATCTGACCTTTAATCTGCTCTTTGTTGAGCTTCACTTCATCGTCCATCACTCTTCTCCTCTCTTGGTTAAAAGACAATTACTTTAATTGCTGTAAACATCTTTGGTTATTTCTGGTACTGTTTCGTCTAATTCGCCGCCAGTTTCTAAACTCCCACCGTAGTAACCGTTACTGTCGTTTCTAAATGAGAATACCGCTGTCGGCTGGCTGTCATACCAGTAATCATCGCCAACACCATTCTCGCAAACAATTTTGTAACCATAAACCTGTATTACCCCACCGCTATGACTAGCTTTAAGGTCTGTAGGGTCTAGCTCTATTTCTTGGAAGTCAGTTATTTTATGGTTTAGCACCTTTTCTACGCCATAAAAATCATAAAAGTAGCTACTTGAACAGCAGGTTCCATAAACAGACAAGCTCAAGTAATCATCTTCAAAAATTAAGTACAGATGCTGGTCGTCATACCTAATGCTTTTTATGGTCTTTCCAATAATGGCGTTTTTAATTGCTGATACTTTTATATAGCCGCCTAGTTCAATCTTATTCATAATCTACCTTTCATTTATTAGTCAAAAGACAATCGGCTGGTAGCAACTTGTAGGCGTCGCATCTACGCCTCGTTAGTTGCTTGGCAGGGGAGGTAGGACTTGAACCCACAACCCTCGGGTTTGGAATCCGATGCTCTGCCAGTTGAGCTACTCCCCCAGGTCTATGCTGGGCGACCAAGCCTCCGTTGCTACCATGCGGTTATCCTCAGTTGTTAATTGGCTCTGGCTGCTGAAATCTGGAGTACGAACTTCGTATCTTGCCAATATCCTAAAATGAGTCCAGTCCATTTAACGTGTTCCTTGTACCACTGGCATACACCAGAGGCGACACGCACCAGAATTGTTACTGTGCTTGTACGTTATGAGCTGGTTGCTCTGCGTACACTTGGTTGTGTTGTGTTCCGTAGTTAGGTTTAACTTCTAGTGATGTATAACCAGTTCCCTTTACTCTGAAGTCTGACATAGCCCTTGTGACTATGATGTGGGTAATCAAATACCCTGTGCAGAATATTGCTATAAAAAACAATACCCATACCATTACTAAACCTTTAGCACTCATTTATGAGCCTCCTTGCTTTTTTTAACTTTTTTATTAAGTTGTAGATTGCTACTTGTTTTTGCCAACTTTCGCATTTTGGCAACTGGTCTCGTAACCTTATCTCGTCCTGCAAGTAATCGAGCATGATACTTAGCCTTGCTACGCTTTCTTTGTGCTTTGTTCCTGTTGTTACCGCCATTGTCACTCCAAAGGATAATTCCTGTTAGTAGCGTGATAGCACACGCAATTAGTATTACTGCGGTCATTTAGTTCTACGGCTTAACTTACCGCCCTTATACCCTGCGTTTTTAGGGTGTGCAGGGTCGTCGGGTGATAGATTGTACTTAGCGTAGTAAAATCCGCCTGTAGTGCCTTTCTTACCGCCCATAGAGCCGATACGCTTGTAGAAGTCGCTACCGTGACGTTCTTTGTTGGTTGTGGCAGCCATTTTGCCGCCAGTTATTGTTCCTGCTATGATGTCATTCCTCCTGCTGCAGCTATTGTTAGTTCGTGGGCTTCTTTAGCTTCTGCAACTGTACTAAAGTAGCCCATAAAGTGCCTCTTACCATCTATTTGCGGTCTTATGTAATAAGGTTTTTGCCCTTTTTCTGCCATTGGTTGCATATAATAAACCCCAGATGGCAAATATTTACGTCTTCGGTGTATCCTTTCCTGTTTCGGAACACCAGATTTTGCAAGTGTGATTTGTCTTATTGCTTCTTCTTCAGTATTCGCATAGCAATAAAACTGTTTGTTGTACCTCACAACATACTTTTGCTTCTCACCTACCCAGCAATAGCCTTTAGATTTCCTATTTTTTGCGTTTTCTTTTTGTGTGCAAACCCTCAAATTAGATTTTCTGTTGTCTAGTGGGTTTCTATTTAGGTGGTCTACTATTAAACCGTCTGGTGCGCTAGTTATCAGTCTGTGCATTCTTACGGTCTTTTTATTGCCGTCTATGTTTCCACGCCAAACTGCATATCCTGTACTGCTTAAATGCCATTTGTACTGGCTCACAATCTCATAATCTTCTTCGTCTACAATCGCTACCGCACCTTTTGTAAGCGGTATGTCAATACTCATAGTTCCTCCATTTCTTTGATGTATTCTTTAGCGTCTTCAATGATTTGTTCTAGTTCTGCGATTGTCCACTTCTTCGTTTCATGCCTACGGTTGTGTAGTTTCTCTGCTGTGCCGTTACCGTAAAGTAAATCTATTTGTTGAGCGTGAGCGTACTGTTCGCCTTGCTTGAACATATTACAACCTACGCATTGAGCATGTACGTTCATATCTTCGTATCTAAGTGGGCTTGCTGTACGGCTAACAAAGTGACCTGCTTGTAGCTCCTTAACGGGTTTTTCTACTCCACAAGTAATACAGTTTGCTACCCATTCTTTGTTTCTAACTCTGCCGTCACGATAGCGCACGTACTTTGAAAACCAAGCGTCTGCTTTCTTTTTGAGTTTTGAGATTTCTTTACTCATGCTCCCACTCTTGCCATTTCTCGATTTGGTCTTCTAATTCTTGCTTGTGGGCTGGTGTACCCCAATAATGGGCTTTACGTCCACCATCTTCTGCTATGTAGCAAGATACAATGTGCTTTTTGGTTCTCAACTCAAGTACTCTTGGCGTTATTGTATTGACTGGTCGATTCATTACTTCTGCTAGTTGCTTGTTAGTTATCGGACCGTATTCTTCGATAGCTCGATAGACTTCGTGTTGTTTCTGATTAAGTTTTGGCTTAACGTCTGTTAGATACGCAGCTATAGATGTTTGTTGCATCATGTTGTTGTTCCCCCCATCCTAAACTCTTTAGTTAAGTGATTGTGTCTTGATTGTGCTATTGATGTCAGTTTCCAAGCCGAAGATACTATGCGTGATAAGTAAGTAATCTCTGCCTTTTGTGGGGCTAGTTCTACTTTTACCCTGCGGTCAGCTGCGGTAACTGGCACACCCTCCGTAACTAGGTATTGACCTAATCGTTTACCAAGTTCTAATTCGTAATCTCGCTCGTATTCCGCTAAGTGTTGCTCTACAGCACCAGAGGCTATGGCTAACCGTTGCATATTTTCAGATATGTAATCTGGGTCGCTTACGCCTCTAGGTGTCCGTAGGTTATCCTGTGCGGTGAATAGAGTCTTTAGTGATGTTTCTAAATCCATATCAATATGGCACTTCCGATAAATCTACTTCATCTTCTACTGTTTCCGGTGCTACGTCTTTTTTAGCGGCAAACTTTTCTCGCTGTTGTTCCCAAGAGCCTTTAGACTTTTCTTGGCTAACTTCTTTCGGTTCATCTGTAACAACGTAGAGCGCACCATCCCAGTTAGTCGGAATGGCATCAATTCGTAGTACAATGCCGTTTTTTGCATCAAAGCCTCGTCCGATTGTTGGCCAGTAGGTCTTAGTTTCTCCATCTTTTTCCCACTCCTTTTTGTAGATTACTTTGTACATTACCTAATCCCCCATCTTTTAGTGCTGACTGGTGTATGATTTGTTAGAAACTCTATGCTTTCTTCAATCCTGTCTAACCTTTGGTTGATTTCTTGGCTTGTTTCAGCAATATTTTTAACAAGTTGCAATACCACTTGTGTCTGCTCTATCGTTGCTTCAGGCGGTAGTGTTACTGTTACCGTTTCTACTGCTTTTTGACCAATGGCCTCTTTTTTGGCATTGTATTTATTCGACTTATCTCGCCTCCACGCTTTGTAGTCTTCAAGCGTATCATGGCTAACCAACACATCTATCGTCGAAGCACCAAGTCCTAGCGCCTCTGCTATTTTTTTATTCTTTACACCAGCGTTCTTCAGCAGCTTCACCGCTTCAAATTGCTCATTTGTCAGCGCTCTACCTTTTGACATATTATTTCTCCTTGTTTAAGAATCCGATAAACTCTACTGCCCCTCGTAGTCCAACTACGATAAGGCTTGCTAGTACGCTGTAATAAAGCACATCATTACTTACGTCTTTAAGTTGCACATAAGCAAACCCTGCTAATACTAAAAGTGCTACGGCTTGTATAAATATCTCTCCGTTTTTTACTACTCGTGCTGTGGTTGTAACTGTTTCAGTTACGGTTTTCTTTACCTTGTTAGGTTTCTTCTCGGTCTTTTGTTCGGGGTAATCCGAACGCTTTTGTACTTTACTCATTTAATCCTCCTTTAGATTTCTCTAATTCTTCTTTAAGTTGCTTTAATTCTTCGTGAAACTTCTTTGATTCTGCCAATATCTCGGCTATCATCTTTTCGTCACGCTTTACTCTTACGATGCGAAACTTGTATTCGTCTGGTAATTCTCCGTGTTCTTCGCTTCCTAAACTCTGTGCAACGAAGTCACACCATTTCTTATCCAAAACTAACATCTGCGTTTGCATCTGCTTTATGTACTCTGACTTAATCTTCTTCTTGGTGATAAGTTCTATCATCTCTGTTGCTACAAGGTTCTTGATTTCAATGATGCCGTCTGTGTCTACAACATCACCGTCTACTGATGCACCAATTCCTAACTTTGGTAGGTAGCAAAATCCCCTCTCCACAACCTTATTGCCAGTAACTTGCTGATAAATATCTCTTGCGATATATTCCCTGTCGTTACCGTCTTGCATATATGCGGTTTTGAATGTAGGCGTTGGCGTGTCGTTCAGTTGTTCGCACAACTTTCTAACCATATAGTTGTTTCTGGTCACGCCTTTTCCCTTTGCCATAACTTTGTGCATATCGCTTGCAGTTATGTATGGTATTCTTGCTACTTTCCATTCTTGAGAACCTTGTTCTGAAAAGTCCTCTACATAGTTCATTTTTTGTACGCTTTCGCAATTCTTGTTGCTATATCGGTTTCGTCTGGGTCACCTGAATCCTGTATATCTGCGCCTGAATCTCTATCTGCTTCAAGTTCTGCTACATCTTCCCATCGTTCTATATTTCGGTTTGGTATCGCCCATTCTGGTAGTTCTGGTAATTCTGCTAAGACGTAACTTTGACCCTGTTGCTTAATCCCTACCCACACGTTAGGTAAGTAGTATAGGTATCTGCCTACGCCCCATACGGCTGCTGCTCGCTTTAGTGCGTCTGATGCACCACCTTTGATTGCTTCTACTTTAGTGTTGCCAGCAGCGTTAGATTTAGTAACCCATCTATCAACTACCAATATGCTCAATTCACAGATAAAACCACCGTCTACTGGCTTATAAATTGCTTGCCAGTTTGCCATTCCACATACATCATCAAGCCGTTTCATAACTTCTCTTGAATCAATATATGCTAGTGCTATGCCTTTGGTCTTATCTTTGTTGGTTGCGCCAACACGCCATTTTATAAACTTAGGTTCAAATGGCTCTTTCAACTGTTTTAGCATTGTGTCTTGTATGCTACGGTTCATAATTAGTCCTCCTCGTGTAAATCTTCAAAATGTTCTGCGTGAAAATCAGTGTCGATACTCAAATCGCAAATCGTACAATATATAAGGCTCATAATTCACCTCCTAATTCTGCGTTTAAGCGGTCTAAATCTTCGAGTGTGTGGTGGGCATCTAAACCTTTTTGTACCCAACAGTCACCATCCCATATTTCAACTGTGACTATCTCGCCTGATTGTTCGGCTTGAGCTAGTTCGGTGTGCCACTGAACCTGTAGCTCTCCGACTTGTGGTGTTGGGTCTTTAACTTCTATCTTTTTCTTTCCCATTGAGTCTGCGACAAACTTTGATGTCATGTCGTTAAGCCAATAAGTAAAGCTCTCTAAGCCTGTAGTTGGCTGTGGTTTCAAATCCATATATTTCATAATTCCTCCTTATTCTTACGCTCTAATCGGGGGGTGCAATCGCACACCTACCCCCCAAACAGAGCGCAAGGCTCTGTTACCACCAGTGATTGAGTATCCAAAACTGTTTCGCCTGTTGCCAGCCACCGTATCGGCTTATAGCGTATGAGTTACACCATTTCATTTGCGTAACTGGATTAGTTAAATAATCACTTCCTGCCGTAGCCATTTTTGATGCTGGTAAACTTTGGCACAGTCCTGTCGCTCCACTGGTTATATTTACTGCTGTGTGTCGCCAAGTACTTTCTTTGTGAATAATGTAGTCTACTGCTGACCAATCTTTAGGGTTAATTCCAGCAGCGGTCATTATTTCTTCTTTAGTAGTTGGCAACTTAACAGGTGGTGGTGTCGGTTCTGGCGTAGGTGTCGGTGTAACACTCGTAGTGTCTACTACCTTTGGTGCTTCAGCTGGTGCTTCTGCCTTGATAACATCTACAGGTTGAACTTCTGCCGTTACCTGTCTTGGTGGCTCTCCGTTAAGTAGTAAGAAAAATCCAACTACTATTGAGAGCCGTAAAATCGTTTTCATTGTTAAAGTCCTTTTTGCCTCACGCTTTACGAGTAAAGATTGCTTGCTCGCCCTTACGCTTTGGTCTTTTACATCTCGCATGACTTCACCTCAGAAGCCCTTGCTCTCGGTTATAAAAAAACCGAACTGTTTAGGTTCGGCTAAATCTTCTTAGGTATAATGTACGACATAGTGTTTTCGTACAATTTTTTCTAGTGGATTTAGCGAACCATGACTGCATTATATACCCTACTTACGCTTATGTCAATACTTATTTTAATTGACTTATCCACTGTCCACGAGTATAATATCTGAATTAAGAGCCACCGGATTTAGCGATTTGTGGCTCTTATTTTTATTTCTTAACCAGTTGAATAACCAGCTTTGTTCGTAATTTGTGCTGTTGTTAACGGTATTTTCTTGCAAACTCTTGCCATAGGGGTATCCATATATCCCTACAGATATACTGGCAGCTCTAAAGCGTAGAGTTTCTTATCTTGTAAAATATACCCCTTGTATATTTCTTTTATAAGAGTGTGGTTTGGTGTTTGCCACCCGGATTTGTTTCGTTTTCTTGCCTTAGACTTTTGGTCGGGCTATAAGAACGGCTTTCCTTTTTATAGGAATCTGTAGGTCGGTAGTTGCAGGATTGGCAGAGCTACCACTTTTTGCCTAAACGATTCTCTCCGTAGGTTTTTGACTAGAACCCAATATCTAGTTACCCTCGCTTGTTTGTTAAGCAAGGGCTTGTGAGGTGAAGTTATACGGAGATTATACCACCACCACTTGACAATTTCAAGCATAGTAGCTATACTAAGTATAGCGTCTAGGCATAATGCAGCACTAATAGAATTATTAGCTAGACGAAAAGATAGAATTGCAATCTACTAGAACACAGCTTTTTACCCTCGGCTGTGTTCTTTTCTATACTGATTGTGTTTTGTGAAATACAGGTACTTCAAATACGACATTAAACAGTTCGTCTAGTGAGCTATCCATATTACGACTCCTAAACCTACTACACATAATAAACTGATGATAATATCCTCTACAATACCACCATGGTACAGTGGGTTTGAAAACCAGTTGTAAAGGTCTGCCTTGATTTCTTCTTTGATTTCTTTTAGTAGGCTCATAAATACAATTCTCCGTTCTGCTCAAAATCTTCTTTCATATTGTCTACAATTTTCATTACTTCTCCCTATTCGTTAATAATATGAAAGCTAAAAAACCTATAAATATAGCTATTTCTTCTTTATTAGCTAGTATGAGTTCGTTTAGTTGCTCCTGCATCATTCTTGTTTACCGTTAGCTATCTGCTCTGCAAGGTAGGCGACAAACTTACCCCACTTTTGAGCTTTATCTTGTTTGGTGTAGCCCCACCCCTCTTCTGGGTCTGGTAGCTCGTAATAATCTGGTAGACTTCTCTTATACGCATTAAGGTCTGTTTCAGTCATTTCTTCTTCATTGTTCACCATAAAGCCGTCTTGTATCATTCGTATAATAAGAGCATCAAACTTATCACCCATCACATGACGAAATAGATGATAGCCGTGCATAACTTCTTCATCTTCCATTGTCTTTATGAAAACATGGTCATACTTATCATCATCATATAGATAAGCAAACGTGTTTTCTGGAGTACACTCTAATTTGTGTTCGCCTATGTCTATGTAAAACTTTGGGTCTTTTGGTTCACGCTCCATCTGGGTATCTCCTTTGCCATTCATATCGCACTTGAGAGTAATAAACGGCAATGTTAGCCAATTGTTGTTCTAGGTACAGGGTGTACTCTTCTAAGTGCTTATCATCCCAATCTTCTAAAGCACGTTGGTTCAAAAAGTTATTCGGTTCTAACATCGGTGTACCTTTCATATGCTTCAAGTATCAGCTCTAGCTCGTATTCGTTTACAAAGTCATTTTTGAGCCATCTTTCACACAACACCCCATCTGGTACTATCTCGCTTCTAATAAGGTCTTGAGCAAAGACTTGAGCAAAGTGTTCATCTTCTGCTTCTTTATCGTCATGGGGGTAGTGTTCAATCTGCAACATTATCGGTTCTTATGGTTTTTATCATCATGTCGTGCCGCCCAAATCACTAAAGCCATCGCTCCCAAGAAGAATAAAACATTTTCTGGTGGTGGCATTGGTAAAACTTCCATCAGTCTGTTTCAGGGCGTTGCTCAGCGTTCCAAGCATCGGTCCACTCCTGCTCCGTAAAGGTTGGTTTTTCTGTAAAGTAGTTTAGTTGCTGTTCGGCAATTGTTAGAGCTTGCAAAGCATCTTCTCTGCGTGCCAGCCAGTATAGGTACATTGTTCTATCGTTGTCGTTGTATCGTTCCATTATTCTTGCTCCATAAGATAAGGCAGTTGCATTTCTATTGCTCTGGCAAAATAGGTCGCTTCTTTGCCAATGATGCCTTGTCGGTGCGTCAGTCTGTCAAATTGGTACTGTTCCCTCTGTAAGTATTTCAGTTTGTTGCGGTCATCAAACACGTCGGGCAGGTCGCCCAAAAACTCTAAAATCTCTCGGGCAAGCCCTGTGCTCATCACTGCAAGCCCACCTATCATTTTTGCGTGTAACTCTTGGTGTCGCCACACTTCGGTGCGCTGGACGTTTACTGGGTGCTCTCTCACAAAGTTAGGTATAGTGTGTTTTCGCCACTCGTTCTTTTGAAAAAAAACATGATGTCTGTTAATTGGCATGGTCAAATAATCCTTTCATTACTGCCTCTACTGCATTGACTGTTACTGCGTTGCCACACATCTTGTAGCGCTGGGTGTCTGATATTAGCTCATAATCAATTTGATTCTTCCAGTCGTTCCATTTTCTTAGCACACCGTATTTAGTCCAATCATCTGGAAAGCCTTGTAAGCGTTCACACTCTTTGGGTGTTAGGCGGCGGATTCTTGGCTCTTGGCTGATAAACGGCTGTCTATTACCGCCCTGCATAGTGTTTAGGGTTGGGCTTACTCCGTCTGTTCCGTAAACTCTATCGTTAGAATGAGTTGGGTTATTAAGTTGTCGCACACCTGGTCGTGCCTGTTTGCTACCTAATCCTTTTTTATACATAGTGTCTAAAGTTGGGCTAAGGTTTACATCTTTTACACCAGTAACGGCTGATACAGTTACAAGCCCCTGCTCAATAGTTTTTGGGCTGTTTCCTGTGATAGGTAATACTTGTCCGCTACATTCTCCTCTAAGATGTCCGACAAAGTAGATGCGTTCTCGGTTCTGTGGAACTCCGAAGTCTTTGCTGTTAAGTACTTGCCATTCAACTCTATACCCCAAGTCGGAGAGAACCCCAAGTATTGTCTGGAAAGTTTTGCCACTGTCGTGACTAAGTAAACCTTTGACATTTTCAAGTACCAAATGTCGGGGTCTTTTTTCTGCAAGAATCCGAGCGATGTCAAAAAAGAGTGTGCCTCTGGTGTCGTCAAATCCTTTACGCTTGCCAGCGATGCTAAATGCCTGGCAAGGAAATCCCCCAACGAGTAAGTCAAAGTCGGGGAGTTCTTCGGGGTTGATTTTTGTTGCGTCTCCATAGTTTGTGTGTCCATTAAACTGCCTTTCGTATACTTTAATTGCGTATTTATCTATCTCACTATAGCCAACACATTCTGCATTAGTTCCAGCCTGTTCTATACCCCTTTCAAACCCTCCTATCCCCGAAAACATTGAGAAGTATTTTAAGTTACCCATTATATTCTCTCCCTTGGTAGAACGCTCTACCGTCTTGTATTGCGATGTCATCAAACTGGTAGTAATCTCCGTAATCCATGATATGAAGTAAGCCTTGTGTCCAGTTCTCTTGGCAGTGGACTGGTTGGTTGTCGTGGTTCACGCCGTTGTGAAAACTTGGTACTGCTCCATCGGTCCTACAAAGAGCGCCCACAACGAACGCTCCGAGTTGTCTACCTCTACGGTCAGTGTGAATATACCTCTCGGCTCGGTGGTTATGTCCTTGTACGATGTTTCTATCGGGGTTTTGTTTTGCTAACCTATTACCGATACCATTCACTCCTGTCAAAGTACCGTGCATAAAAGCTAAGTCGTCTTTGTATTCGTACTCAGCCGCTCCGTAGCCAGCTAAAAACTCAACACCTAAATGTCCAAGATTTGCCATGTACTCATACACCATCATTGGCTTGTTTTCGTTAGGACGGGTAAAGTTCGCCAGTTGGGGTATTCTGTCTAATACGGCTTTATCTAGTCTAAGGTTGTGATTTGAATCTACTTCTGTGATTTTTGCTTGTGGGTTGTCGGCTCGAAGTTGAGCGTAAAAGTCGTGAATTGCTTGCATCGTGGGAGAAGTTACATTATGAAAATGCGTTGAGTCTGGCGAAAATCTTGAAAACTCTCCAGCATCGTAAGTATCACCTAGATTGATTATTTCGTCAGGTCTTAGGTGCTTACATATCATCTGAGCTATTTTAAGCGCTCTCTCATCGTGCAAAGGTACTAAGTCGTATTCTTTAGTGTCGTAGTCTAAAACACGCCTAAAACCAGCCTGTATGTCGCTAAAAACTACAAGTGATTTATATGGTCGTTCTACAGGTTTTGCTTTAGAGGGTCGTATCTGCGCTCTTTCAGCTTGCCACAGCGGTTCGTCAGATGAATGTTCGTAGGAGTGTAAGGTGGTAGTATCCCACTCACCGTCCTTGCCTCGCATCGCCACTTCCCAAGTTTTGTTTAGCCTCTCTCCCATTTCAACTCCTAAAAGTTAAACCCCTCGTTGCAGAGGGGTTTTGTTTATTTCTTCAGTGTGTTCCATGCAGCGCTTATGGCGGCTGCCAATGCCCCGACTAACAGGGCTTTTGCACTTTCAAAGTCGTTTACCGTAGCTACCCCCACTGCGAGAGTTGCTAAAAACGCTTGTATGAACGTCTTTAATGCTCGTTTTACAATATCGTTACTGAAAAATGCTTTTACTGCTTCTTTCATTTCAAACCCAACCTTTCTATTAACTTTCGTAAGATTTGTCCAAAACTGTTCAATAGCTCGGTATCATCACCGCCACAGGTAGCGAGTTGTGCTTTTAATTCCTTGTTTTCGGCTTGTACTTTGGCTACTTCGTCTTGTAAGGTAGATATTTCTGCTTGCTTTTCGTTAAGCGTTTGAGTAAGTCCTAAAATCTGTGCGGACTGCTCATTTACTCGTTTGTCTAAGTTGTTCACCATGTTCTGTAAATCAACGATTCGTTTCTCTACAGATGCTCGGTTCGCCAACGCCCACTGTTGAGCCTCAGTTGCTCGGTCACTTTCGGGGTTGTCGCTGATTCTCTCAACAGCGGTGAGGTCACTGACTCCCACGATGTTCTTTCTAAACTCGTCACGGGTCATGTTTCGACCTCGGACTTGTAGCATTAGTTTGTTATATCGCCAGTAATAGTTGTCTGCGTCTGGGATTGGCATATCACCTCCTGATGGTTTTACCACCGTTACGTTATTAACTGATTCGCCCCATCCTAGATAGCTACCATTAGAGAGGTAACTTCCAACTAGAGCGTCTACATTTGCAAAATACTTACCGTCTGACCACACCCTGCCGTCTGCGAGTCTCACAGCGATGTGTCCATAGTTATCCCTTACTCCGTCCACTGTGCCAGTCCATGAATAAAAGACAGGTACATCACAGCCAGCAGGGAAGTTTCTGTCTCGGTGCTGTTGTGTGCCGTTCCACGCCTTTGTAGCGGTCAAGTAATAGGCTGGTATACCATACCCTTTTCGCACGTTAGATAGACACAAATACTTGGTTGTACCTGCATTGGCGATGATAAACGGTTTTACTTGTGTCATTTTCTCCCCCTTATATGGTTGATGATGTACCAAGACAAGAGAACCACCAGCGGAGTACCCAAGAGGGCACTAACGTTCGGTAAAAGAAGTATCGTGTTGGTGATAATCATTGTCAGGTAGATAAAGACGATTGACGCACCGAGGTAGTCTTTGTGTCTAATCGTGAACCCCAGCATAAATACGAGTATTCCTATCCGTAAAACCATGAGGGTGTAAATTGCGTCCATGTCACACTCCTTTGATGGCGACGTAACCAGCTATTAGCGTGGCTAGTGCCCCGAATATCCCTACGAGAACTTTTGCCCAGTCAGTTACAGGCTTGTCTTTCGTGCTGTCAAAATGAGCGTTGAAGTCTTTTTCTAGGTTGGTAACTTTATCTTCTAGGCGGGCAATCGCTAAGGTATTGGCAGAGTGAGCTTCGGCACTACGAGCGTTGGCTTTTATCTGCTCTTGGTAGTTGCGCTCCATCTGGTCTTTGAGTTCGTCAAGTCGGTAGAGAATCAGTGCGACGTTGTCTTTGTTGGAGTTGGTGTTTGTTCGGGGTGTCATATTAGTCGTGTCCTAGTACCACTACCTCTGAACCAGCACCAAAATTGCCAGTTCCACCATTCGCTACATCAATGCGTGTTATTGCATCGGTAGTGTTTGCCCACTTACC